ATCAGGTCTTCGCGCATACCGATTGCGCTGTGTGCGGTAAAAGTGCTCATTTCAAAATCCTTACAGGAATCGTTCAAAAATGGCAGCAGCGTCTCGCGCTTTGCCGGTCTTTTTCAGGACTTTGCGCTGATCCCTGATTGCCATCTCCTCTGTGTTCACCGGCCTACTGGTTCCCGGTTTCAACACTTTCGGAGCTTCTGCAACCTTCTTCTGGACACCCGGTTTCTGCGACAGAAGTTTGTCGTATTGCGCGGCTTTCCAGAGAGTCAGGACAGCGCGTGAATCGTAGACCTGGGCAAGTTCCTGATCCGTGAAACCGAGTTGTTTGGCGTAAGTCCTGATCTCGCCTCTAACCGTTTCACCCTTCTGTGGATCTGCAAACTCAGGGATCGCTTGAGCCAGCTTCTGCTGTTCCTCGGCAACGATGCTTGCAAGTCTCTGCTGATGCTCCGATTGTTGCTGGTAGGCAATTCGTTGCTGTTCTGCTTGGACTGCTGCTAGTTGCTCTCGGCGTTGCTGCAACTCTGCGACTCTGACTGCATATCCGATTGGATCAGATTCTTTCAGTGCCTCAAGGTTTTCTCCCTTCGACTGTTCTGCCAATACCTGCTGAATCGCTTGCAGACGCTCGGCGTACTGATCTCGGAGAGCTTTCGCTTGCTCGACAGCCTGTCTCTCTGCTTCCAGAGCTTTACGCTGTTCCGCTAGCGATTGGGTTTTCTGCGTGTAATCCGTGCCAAGCTGGTAAGACTTGATCAGTTCATCCAGAGTAACCTCGCGTTCCTCACCGGCTGCTTTCACCCGGTAGCGCGGAGTTTCCTCAACCTGCTCAGTCTGTTCCTGCTCCTGCTCAACAACCTCTTCCTGCGGTTCCTGCTGGTCAGGCTTTTCACCTTCAGCATCGCCCATCAGTCCAAGAATTGCGGCAGCGCCACTGTTTACATCAAGCTGTCCACTTCCTTGCGGAGTAGTGTCCATTCAAACCCTCACAAAATTTTCCATCGTTTAGACCTGATCTCAGTCGTATCGGCAATCGCTTGGAAATGACTTTTGATCAAATCTATTGCGCGAATCATTCTATAGGAATTTTCTCTAGCGTCAACCTCGTGATCACTAGAGTTAACAATCCTGTCAACAAACCCTTGTTTCAGGCTTTCCAGTTCCCTGACAAACTCATCATCCCGGAGCAGATTGGCTGCGCGATCTGGACTCATCCTGGGATCTCTACGTTGGCACTAATACCAGCACCGATCTTGGCAGCTTTCAGTTGTGCCTCTGCCTCAAACTCTTGTTGCTTCAACTGGAGTTCAGCAGCAGCCTTCTCCCTGGCAAGCTGGATATCGGCTTGAGCCTTCATCCGTTGAGTCTCGATTGCTGCCATTGCTTTCTGCTGCTCGATCTGGATCTGCGCTTGAGCCTGAGCAATCATGGCATCGACAGCAGGATTGGGCTGCGGTTGCTGCGGAGGAGGATTGGACAGTTGCTGATCCTGTTCTGGAGTGATGTCCCGAAAGAACTCAGTTGAGTCCTTGAATCCAGCAGCCTCCACAAACCGTCCCAGAGTCGCACGATATTGACCCAAACTGACCAACGGGTTAGCAGGACCAACCATCTGAAGGATCTGCTCCTGTTTGGCCAGCACCATCTGAAGCATTGCCATCTGTTCCTGCTTTGTGCCAGTCCCAAGACCAACCCGGATGCTGACATCGTACTGGTTCGACCACTCTCGCGGGTCCATCGGCACAAACTTGCCACGCATCCGCAGCAGGACTTGCTTGTCCTGATACTTGCAGAGCAAGTGCAGAATGCCCTTAAACAGCGATTTAACGCCTGTTTCAGCGAAGATTCGAGCGATCAACTCGATCTTGCCCTGAGCAGCGTTGGTGACCGCAGCAACAGCAGCAGCGGTGACATTTTGCAGGATGTTTGGATCTAGACCCTGTTGCGCGTCTGATACACCAGTGCGCTTCTGCTGGACGCTGTCGAAATAACCAAGCATCGGGAAAATCTGATCGCCAACAGCAGGAACGGTGATCGGAACCAGAGCATTAGGACTCTTCATCCGCACGACACCGCCTGGAGTGACATTGAGCAGGTCATCGATGTTGACCTGACCCTCAACGACACCCATCCGAGCGTTGTTCGACAAGTAGAGGTTGTCCAGCGACTGACGCACCAGAGTCGATTTGATCAGTTGCAAATCAATCGTCCTATCTGCCAGCGACTGACCGAAAAACTTGTGCGGAATCGGGATCGGACAGACAACATGAAACGGAACATAGTCCGTCTTTTCGTTGCTTAGGATCTGGTTGTTGCTGTAGAAAATCTTACGCAACTCAGCGAGACCATCACCGTCATAGTCCACATAGATGTAGCACTCAAAGACCTCAACCTCCTGCATCGACTCATCCAGCGAGGTGACCTCGAAAGGCTCCTCTCCTGGCGTGTATCGAGCAAGACGCTCCTCGGTGAAATCTAGACTGTTGAATGCTGGCAGCGCGTCTACAGTCTCCTTGTCGAATCCCATTTGGATCAGGATCGACCTGGGAACCAGAGTGCGGTGAGCCAAGAACGGCGCATCCTGGACAGTTCTGGCCTTCTTGCTGACGATCAGTTCTTCTGGCGGTACGTTCTCAATGACAACGCGACCGACCTTGTTGCGTTTTTGAACGACAACACTGCGGGTCTGCGTGACCTGACCATCAACCTCGACTTCCTCGATCTGTTCCGCAACAACCTGCCGAGTGCCATCAGCCAGCAACAGTGCAAGCTCAATCTCCGAGAGGTTCTTGTAAACCTCCTCGATCACATCTAGCTTTTCATCCCAATAGCACTTGACCGTACCGGTCTTCTGGAGCAATGCATCCTTGAACCAGTGATGCAGGATGGTGAAACCAGGGTTTTGCTTGTAGAACACCCAGTTTGCATAGTCGGTTGCTTGCTTTGCGCCCTCTTCATCGCCAGGACCAACCGGCTCGTACTGGATGATGTCGTCTGCGCGAGTGAATACCCGGATCAGATCTGGCAAAGCACCATCTACAGCCTCTGCAACCTCTGCGGTGATGATCTGTGAGCGACCTTCTACCTCGTTGCCATACGGCTTACGAAGGTAGTAATCCATTGCTTTAGCGCGTTCAGCAGTGGTCTCTGTGTCCAGATAGCCAATAGCGTCATCAATCTCAGACGACAGAATGCCTTTCAGCCGACCCTCATCCATTTTGCACCTCTGCCCTGCGAGTGTATTGACGCTTCGGAGGTGGCTCAGACTGTTTCAGCGCAGCAATCTCCTGCTCTAGCTGGCGAATACGCTCACGAAGCTCATAGACAACTTGGTCGAAATCTCGACGCAAGACGATATTTCCCTGCGGGACTAGCATCAGACCACCCACTTGGTATTTGTTGCAATCGGTTTGCCCCAATCGTCATTGGACATCATTTCCAGTGACTCTGCAAGATAACGCCACGCATCAGCAGCGTGAGAATGCTCATCGTGCAATGGTGCGCCAGCCTCTTGCGTCACCTGATTGATAGCCCTGCGATACCGTTTTAGATGGTTGACTAGCTCCATCGTTTTGTCAGTATCGAAATAAGCCCTTGGAAAGACCATCCTAGCGATTCTGATGCCTTCCTCTGGACTACCCCTTGGAAGCACTGTTACGCGCCTCCCAAGCGTTTCTAATAGGTTCTGTGTGGATCTACCGGTCTGGAAGTTTTTATGCGCTCCATCGTGCGGGATGAAGTCTGTCCCCCATCGCCATTTTCTCGACTCGATCTCCATGACATAGCTGTCAATGGTTCGATGACTGTCCTCGATGAAGTCAATGATCCTGACTTCTGACGCAACCTTCTGGACAAAGATGATCGACATGGAGTCATTCCAACCCAGATCCCAGACGGTGTGAACCTTGAGCGTTGCATCGTATGGAACAGACCTGATCCGGCCTTCTCGCTGTAGAGCTTCGATCTCATTGGCGTAGATAGCGCCATCGACAGCAGGTCTGCATCTACCCTCCCAGACAGTGAGATAGCCCTGTGGATCTCGGTCTAGCCAGTCTCTGCGCTCTTTATCGAGTTCTTCTGGGAACCAAGGATTGTCTGACCAGTTGACCTCGCACACCCATGAATCAGACGGTGGTTGCGCCACAAACCGGGTGAAGGTTTCATCCGTATCAAGTTCAGGATTGAAGCTGATCCAGATTTCTGATCCTGGCTTGCGGATCGTTGGTATCAGTACATCCCAGGACTTGCGAGTGACAACCTGCGCCTCTTCCACCCAGCAAATATCAGTCCCCTCATAGGACTTCATGTTTGCCACACCTTGCTGGCGAATACCTGCAAAGGTGAATTCTGTCCCGTTGGAACCGATGATCCTGTTTTCTTGCACCTCGTACAGGCTATCCAGTCCTAGCAGACTGATCTGATCCTTCAGCAGCCGGTGAACGGACTCCTGGATGGATTTCTGCGTCTCTCTAGCACAGAGAACCCTGATCGGTTTGGATGCTCCTAGTGCTACCAATGCCCGAGCAATCGACCAGGACTTGCCTGAACCCCTGCCACCGTGAAGGATCTTGTATCGCTTAGGCTGGAAGAGCGGCAGTAGCT